ACCATTTACAGCCAATCTAAGAACTTTTAAAGATTTAAAAGGATTTAGTAATGCAGTTACTGCTGCTAGACCTAAAATAAACGAACTGGAGTCACCTGTGAATAGTTCTGTTAAATTTTTAAGACTTGGGTCTACAAAAAATGCTATAAGATCATTTACAAATTCAGTGAACACTCTGTTAAATGTTTCTAATCCTCTAGCTAATGCTGGAATTATTTTCTCTTTTAGATCTTTCCATGTTTCGCTTTGAAGAAATGTAACTAAACCACCAAGTACTGCTACTGTTCCTAAAGTACCAAGTATACCCTTTACTCCGCCGCCTGGGATTAGATTACCTATTTTGTCACCTAAACCACCTAAAGATTTACCAACAAAAGAATTTTGACCAAAAAACTTTTCAAACCTATTAGACTGCAATTCATTCTCTTCCTTGGCAATTTCTTCTCTAGCTGCTCTAGAAGTTGCACCTTGTTTTCTCAGAGCTAGTTCTGCTTTTTTGATACGAACTTCTTCATCTCTATATTTTTGATTGTCTTTAGCTTCAATACCAGTTTCTTTAAGAAGTTCTGCAAATTTTTCTAATTGTTCTTTATCTGTCTTTAGTTGCATTGCAGCTGTAGACCTAGCTTCTATGTTTGATTGGGCTAATGAATCGGCAAGCTTTTGGAAGTTTTTAGTTTGTTCAGAGTAACCTTTAAGTACTATTTCTTCTTTAGCCATATTACTTTACCTTGTTTTCTTGACTTGTATTGAGTCATTTTTCTTTGCAGCAATGGCTTCTTTACCATAGAAAGCTGCAACAATAGCAGCAACTGATACAAAATAGACTGCAGCCATATCACCAAGAATAGCAGCAGCTTTATCTAAACCAAACCAGACAGCTATTACAACTGCGAATGGGTACAACAACATACCACTTAGTGCAAACCAAGCCATATTACGTTGTGCATCCTGTTTCTTGTCCTCATTTTCCATATCAGATTTCAAATCTTCAAGTTCAATCATACGTCTTTCCATTTCCAACTCCTCATCAGAGACTATACCATCTCCATCTAAATCATATTTTTCCCATGCCGAACCTTTTTGTAGTTTCTTTTGTGCAGCCATGAAGGGCCTCCTAACCTTTATTTTTTTGGTTTTCTCTTTCTACTCTTTCATTTTCATCACGAATATGTTGTTCTAACAATCCTAAGTATATTTCCCTTTCAAATGGTATCATATTATCTAACTCTGTTAAACTATATTTATGGTGTTGCATCAACGCAAAGTTAGTTTTGTAGTAGTTATATAAATTATCATGTGAAAGGACTATACTAAAAAACTATCAAGGCCCTCCATAATTATCTCACCTTTTTTATTTGTTTTTGGGTTTGTAACAGATATTGGATGACGAAGCTTTGGCATTGTTTTAAAGAAATCCATTAAAGATTCAAATTGACTAGTATTTAAACTATCAACAAACTCATCAATTTCTTTTTCTGTCATATCAATTTTACTATAAATAACATCCCCATCATGTATTTCATTTATACACGTTTTTAAAAGGTGAAACACATTATCAACTTCTTTCGACTTATTATCAACATTTTTCATATCGTTTAATACTGGATATTTCATTACTATTTTAATACTATCAGTAATTTCTACAACATTTTTATGATTTTCTGTCATTTGTACTGAAACATCCATTAAATTAATTTTAACATCAACATATGTTTCATTATCATCTGGACATTTTACTTTTAAGTCTGCAGTTTCACCAACAGATTTAGCTCTAAGTTGCAAGAAAACATATTCCACATCAAATAGTGGAGATGTTTTTGCATTAACTTTACCATTAGTACACGAATTAATTATGTTTGAAATAGCATCAGTTATTTCAGTTTCATTTTTACTTTCTTGTGACATCATTAATAGTTTTTGTTCTTTAACTAGAAATGGTCTAAATTTAATTTTTTCACCAGTTGATGGTAGCTCCAATTCATATTGTGGAGTATTGAGTTTTGGTAACGCCATAATTTTTCATCCTTTAAAATAATTTTCTCAAAACACTTGGTATATTGTTTACAATATTTTTAGTTATCGTGTTTATTGCTATTTCCGCCAATCTATCTTCAAGCGGTTTTGGTGCATTTGCTTCATCTGCAAGAGACAACCAATATCTATATGCCCATGTTACATTAACTCTTTGCAAATCACCTGCCGACTGAGTTACTGCCATCTGGTCTACTGTCTTAGGAAAGCATTCTAACAGTTTTATACCATATCGTCTGCGATCCTGTTCGTCTAATTGGTAAAGTCTTATTTCACCAACATAATCATAATAATATCCTATGGAAAAGTCTTGAGGATTGTACGCTAGTCTTTGCCATGTATCAAAAAATTGTTTTTCTTTCATATCTGAGGAAAGTCTAAACGTGGAAGATATATCACCAAATGTGTAACCATCCACCATTTCTCGTTCAGGCCCATATAAATTTGAATCTGGTGTAGTGGTTAAGTTACGGCCAGGGAAAGAGAAAGCCTCACACATAAGACCAACCTTTTGAGTCACACCTTCACCAGTATTTTGACCCATAATTGGAGCAAAAATATTACCACTTCTGTTGTTACCTCTATATCCTGTAGGTGGAGTAATAAGTATTTCCCAACGATTGGTTCTGGCAAATCCATCTTTTGAACTATACTCAGCTAAAATTTCATTCAAGAATGTAAATGCAGTTGTTTCTAAAATTGATTTTAATTGGAACGCCATTATATCATCTTCCTACTGTCTTTATAAACTTCTGCTTGAGTACCATTTTTCCATCTTGCGATAGGTAAGAGTGCAGCGACTGTAAACTCATCTGCATCAACTCTACGAAATCTTGTTTTGACTCTTCCTGCCAAATACCTTTTGAGTGTTGGTTTAATTTCTCTTATGTTTTTAAGTTGTGAATAATTTGCTTTAATTATTGTACTTTCATCAAACTTTGTATTGTTGCTAAAATCCACTATACGATCTAACAACTTTAATCTTAAAGGTATAGGTAAGTAGTGAAAGTTAATTCCTAAAAATCCATCTGGATAACTTTCTATTGGTAACACTAAGGGAAATGTATCGTAGTATGGTAGTGTCTTTCTTCCTTTAGGGTCATAGAAAAACATATTTATTCTACCATAGTGTGGTGTACGAGATTGTTTACCATCACGAATTAAGTCCATAGCCCCTGGCTTGCCAAATTCTTTAATCTTATTACGATACCATTGGGTAGATTTTGGTCTACCACCTGATGCCTTTACTACGCTTTGTATAAATTTACTTTGTGCCATATTACTATTTATACTTTGGATTCAAGTGGTCTTCAGTCAAAATTTTAAATTCCATATCATTATCCATACAAAACTCATTTGCATATTTCCATTTGGCCTGATTTATTGTCCAGTTTTTTACATCAGTAAACCATCTTTTAGTTTTGCGTTTGGGTGAGGTTGGTGGAGACTTGCATTGATATTTTGGTTTAACTTCTATAATAAATTTTTTGATGCCACCGTTTGATTGTTGAACTTTCATATAAAAATCTGGAAAGTATCTATGAACTTTATTATCCCAAGGCGACAAATATGGTATGATAATTTCTTCACTACCCCACTCTAAAACTTTGTCATTATTATCGCAATACACCATAAGTTTGCGTTCCCAAAGAGAACGATAAATTACTTTAGAAGGATTGCCTCTATATTTCTTAGGGTTAGTGGGATTGTATTTTCCACGATATGCCATGTTCTTGTCTCACAAATCTTATAAATAGTTTAAACTGTATAGGATTATTTATAAATGGCAATATTCAACAATTTTCTAGAGGGTGTAGCGACACAGGTTATCAACACAGGATTGAGAAAAGTAGCAGGTAACATCCCTGGCTTAAATATATCTATAAATTCTGGTTCAAATGCTTCTGACACTTACTCACTTACAGCACCAACTGGTAATTTACAAAACTATACATTTCCTTTAGATGTAACGTCTGATGCTGGTCTTGGTAATCAGGGTCACTACATGATGTTTTATATAAATCAACAAAATCATGCAAAATTAAACTTTGGTGGTAAGGGTAGTAAAAGTCCAGCAGCTTCCAGTAAAAGATATAATAATCTTGATTCGCCAGGTTTTGGAAACAGGCCT